ACCGTGCTGTTTCTGAAGTCAAAGTTCATCTACTACGACGACGGGATAAGCGTCTTGCTAAGGTCTTGACGTTTGAGGAATCTGTAGCTGGCTCGGATCTATCCACATACATTAGTGGAGTGAATCGGGGTAGTTCTGCAGGTTTTCCTTGGACGCTTAGTAAGAAGCCCAACACGCATGGGAAAACGGGATGGCTCGGGACCGATGATTATGTCTTCGACGAAGAAGTCCGCAAAGCTGTGGAACACCGAATAGATCTGGCTCGCCAGGGAGTTCGGTGCCCAACGGTTTGGACTGATACGCTGAAGGATGAACGTCGGCCTCTCGAGAAAGTTGCCGCAAAGAAGACTCGCGTTTTCTCGCACGGTCCCATGGATTACACCATTGCCTTCCGGATGTATTTCCTAGGCTTTATGGCACATATTATGGAGAACCGCATTGAGAACGAGCAGTCGATCGGAACCAACGCATATAGTCACGATTGGGATCTCACTGCACGTAAGCTTGGGCGCTTCGGCCCCCGAGTGTTTGCTGGTGATTTCTCGACCTTTGATGGTACGCTGAATTCGTGCATCATGTCAACTCTGGTTGATGTGGTCAATGAGTTCTACGACGACGGCGAAGAAAACGCGAAGATCAGGAAAATCCTGTTTCTCGACGTGTTCAATTCGACTCACCTTTGTGGGGGGACTTATATGAACATGACGCACTCGCAACCCAGTGGTAATCCAATCACCACTGTTTTGAACAGTTTTTATAATTCTGTTTCAATGAGGATTGCGTACTATCGATGTGCGGAGAAAGCAGGTGTCAAGGCCCCACTGTTCGATGACGTTGTCTCTATGGTGAGCTACGGTGACGATAATGTTATTAATTTCTCGGAGAGCGTGAGTGCTTTCTTTGATCAGGTAACAGTTACCGAGGCTTTCGATAGTTTCGGCATGATTTACACAGATGAGGCTAAGACTGGCGAGATCGTGCGACATCGCCTCCTAAGTCAAGTGGCTTACCTCAAGCGAGGTTTCCGCAAAGACGAAGGAGGTAGGTGGCGTGCACCGGTGGACTTGGCCACCATCCTCGAGACCCCCAATTGGGTGCGTAAGTGTCCGGACGAAACCGGAGCTTGCAAATCCAATATTGAGGATTCATGTCTTGAGTTGGCTCAACACGATCGAGCAGTATTCGATGAGTGGAGTAAGAAGCTAATCAAAGCTTATTACGACACAACAGGCGATTACCCCAAAGTCTACGCCTATGACGATTATGTCAAGGAGTGGGATTTGGTTTAGAGTGTTAGGGGAGATACCGTTCCCAACTTCTGGAGATACATAGCGAAAGCTTACCTTCAAAGGTTGTTGGGCGGCCACAGGACCCAGTATCCGTACCGTAGAAGTCCTTCTGGGCCTAGCTTAAATGCGCTGGGGCGGTTGGAAACAAGCGGAGTAGATACGAGTTTTGATGGTCGAGAGGAAACTTTTAACCCCATGGTCTCAATCTCGACACGATGTGATAGCGTTCCTATAATAGGTTAACGCGGCATACGCCTTGAGAGAGCCATGACTCAGGTCCCTTTAAATTGGGAATTAAATATAGATTTAATGCAATCTTACACCCTTCAGGTGTAAGACCACAGTTTAGTATAAAGGAGGAGAAGACACCCGTTTGGTAGCGGGTGGTCCGCATTGGGTGGGCTTCTCAGTTTTATTTGTAAAAAGCAAGTAGAGCTGTTTGGTTCGTTAGCCTGGTGTGGATTTCGAGAGACTGTAGAAGTTTCCAGCGTCAGCTGCCGTAGAGTCTTCGGACTCCATGGCAATGACATCCTGGAAAAGGATTGCCTGAACCGCCTAACTCTTCAAGTTAGGTCACGTATGTTTTCGGTTCCATACAACCCGGTTTTACAATAGTTTGATTCGGCTTAGTCACTT